CAATTAGTATGACTAAAAATCAAGATCATATAACAATATCTGCATCCTCACGCCTCGACATTTTAGATGCACAATAAGAAATAATTCAGATACTAATAATCCTCAAGATGTTTCTTTAGAAAGAATTAGTCTTAGTGATTATTTGCAAATACCAACTAAGAAAGATACAGGTAAACCTGTACAATTTGCTGTAGAAAGAAATGCACAGTTTAATGCAACTGGTGCAGCAAACCATAAGATATATTTGTGGCCAATACCAGATCAAACATATTATCAAATGTTGGCTTGGAGTATAAAATATCCGCAAGATGTATCAGCAACTTATACACAAAATCCAGAAATACCAAGAAGATATTTACCAGCTTTGATTAGCGCACTAGCTGTAGAACTAGCAATTAAATTTGCACCAGAAAGATTAAATGTTTTGAAACCACTATATGATGAAGAGTGGATGAAAGCAAAAGAAGAAGATAGAGAAAGAGTTAGCTTTACTGTACAACCACAGGTTTACTAATGGCTAGATACGCTAAAGGTAAAAGAGCGGTTTTAATAGACGATCGTTCTGGTTTTAAAATTAGATACAAAGATGCACGAACAGAGTGGACAGGATCTCGTGTACATAAAAAAGATTTTCAATCAAAGCATCCACAACTAGAACCACAAAAATATATACCAGCACCTCGTGGTAATTCTTTATTTAAACCACGAACAGATAACGATCAAGTACCTACTACTATTCCATTAGGTCCTTTACATAGCAGATTTTCTGCAAGTGCTTTAACTAGTTTAGGTCAACCAACATTAAGTATTAGTGAAGTAGCTAATGGTTTACAATTAACTTCATCATTAGGAACTCCATCCATTGCATTAGTACAACCAATCGCAGGTGTATCTGCTTCAGCATTATTACCTTTACCTGGTCAATCAGTAGATAAAATTGTAACAGTTGTTGGAGGTAATCCTGCTAACCATCCTTACCATAATTTTGGATCGTCTAATAAGTTTGCAATAAACGGATCAACTGCTACAGCAGATGTGACCTTACAATTATTTGAAGGCAATACATATACTTTTGATCAGTCAGATGCATCTAACTCTGGGCATCCTTTACGTTTTAGTGAGACACCTAACGGAACACATGGAGGAGGATCAGAGTATACAACTGGAGTAACAGTAGTAGGAACACCAGGACAAGCAGGTGCATATACAAGAATAGTTGTACCAACTGGAGCACCTACATTATATTACTATTGTACAAATCACTCAGGCATGGGCTGGACAGCACTTACACCTGATGAAGCTGTCTTTATTAATTCAACAGAAAATGCTAACGGTTTAGAAGCTACTGTATCACAAGGTAGTATAACTAAATTAATAGGACAACCAATTACAGGTATAGCAGCTACAGCTAGTCAAGGAACTATAACTTTAAATAGCACAGAAGATGCAAATGGTTTACAAGCTACAGCTTCTATTGGATCTGTAGTTATTAATACTACAGAAGATGCTCTAGGGTTAGAAGCAACTGCACAACAAGGAACTGTAGGCGTAAGCTTAACAATAGGTGTAACGGGATTACAAGCAGTAGCAGGTATAGGTAGTGTAGGTAAACAAGTAGACGCTACCATAGTACCAACAGGTCTCTCAGCTACAGCATCTCAAGGTACAGTCACAGCAGTAGATGTTACTCCTGTAGCTATTACAGGGTTGCAAGCTACAACAAATCGTGGTACAATAACAGTAACTTCTCCAAGTTGGGGTAACTTTACTTGGGGTCACGACACATGGGGTCAATAATATGGGTTTAACATACGTACAATTAAAGCAAGCTATTCAGGACTTTACTGAGAATGATGCTACAGAATTTACTACAGCTACAGGATCTGGTAAAGCTCCTATAGATTTATGTATTGAATTTGCTGAGATGCGCGTATTTAGAGAAGCTGATGTAGCAGCGTATCGCAAAACAGTGGATGTTACTTTATCAGCTAACAATCAATTCTTAGATTTACCACAGGATCTTTATGTTACAAGATATGTAAAAGTAAAGACTGGTGAATTTCTAAAAGAAAAAGATCAATCATTTGTTCGAGAGTTTTCACAGAATGATAGTGCAGGAGTAGCAGCTCTACAAGGCACTCCAAAATTCTATGCACTCTACGGAGAGGGGGCATATTCAGCTTCAGACAGAGGTATGAAATGGTTATTTTCTCCTCGTGCAGATGTTGACTATACACTAGAAATAGGGTATACTATACTACCAACAGGGTTAAGTGGCTCAAATGCAAATAGTTATTTGGGTGACTATGCCCCAGACTTGTTGTTGTATGCATGTTTATTAGAAGCAGCATCATTTATGAAGTCGCCTGCAGATCAAGGTTCAAGGTATCAAGCTTTGTATGACCGAGCACTGCAGACATTTATAGGACAAGAACAAGTCAAGAAGCGAACTGACGAGTTTGTTTCAGGCGAAACAGGAACTAAAGGATTATAAACTATGGCCATAACATCAGCAATATGCACAAGTTTTAAAAAAGAGTTGCTAGAAGGTTTAATGGATTTTAATGCATCAAGTGGTAGCACTTTTAAAATTGCATTGATTAAAGCCAACGCTTCTCAATCAGGAACTTACGGTGCAGCAACAACTAATTATTCGGATGTAACAGGTAACTCAGATGAATTACCAGCTACAGGCGGATACACATCAGGTGGAAACACACTAACTAACATTGATCCAACTACAAGTGGAACAACTGCATTCGTAGATTTTGCAGACACTTCTTGGACTTCAGCAACTTTTACAACTAGAGGTTGTATAATTTATAACACAAGTCAAAGCAATAAGGCAGTAATGGTAATTGATTTTGGTGCAGACTTTTCTGTATCAGGCGGTACTTTTCAAATACAGTTTCCAACTGCTAATGCAAGTGACGCTATATTAAGAATAGCATAAGGAGTTTTTAAATGGCTTCTACATGGAGTAGTCTTGGCATAAGGTTAATGACAACAGGTGAAAATGATAACACCTGGGGTGATCAAACTAATGACAACTTAAAACGTTTTGAGAATGCAACTAAAGGTGTTGTAGATGTAGCAGTGTCAGGTGACACAACTTTAACATTTACTACACAACCAACTTCTTATTCTTCTGAGAATGGTCGTCAGCAAGTATTAAGATTTACTGGTACACCAGGTGCAACTAGAACAATTACTCTACCAAACATTCAAACTAATTACAATGTATTGAATGATACAAATCAAAGTTTAACATTTTCTGCAGGATCGGGGGCAGTAACGTACACTCTCGTAACTGGTAGAGATGCGATGATATATGTCGATGGTTCAGATGAAGTACACAATGCTTTAGCAAATCTAGACGTAACAACAATAAACGGCGTTAACCCTGCGAACTCAGCACAAGCTGGCTTCGTAATCGCAATGGCCGTGGCATTATAAGGAGAAGAGATGGCTCAAGATTTTGAAAATGCTAAAGCTAGAAACGTAGGAACAAGCGCTAGTACATTATTAACTGCTAACTCAGATGATGCAGTTATAGGTATTCGTATTGCAAATGTTGTTACACAAACCATACAAATAGACGCTTTTATTTCAAGTGGTGGTAGTGATTATCACCTTGCGAAAAACGTTAGCATACCTCAAGGAAGTTCTATAGAATTAATTGATGGTGGTGCTAAAGTAAATTTATTAACTGGTGATGCTTTAAAAATCAAATCTGACACAGCAAGTTCAGCTGATGTTTGGGTTTCGTTTATTGATAGCATTAGCACATAGGAGATTAGATGGGTTATATAGGACCTAGAAATAGTGACCAGTTTAAGTCCATGGCGACTCAAACTATTACAGGTGATGGATCAGCTACTAGCTTTTCTTTAAACCAAGCGGTTGCTAATTCTTCAGAAGTAAGATTTGTTGTAAACAACGTTGTACAAAAACCAGACGTAGATTACACTGCAACAGGTACAACTTTAGGAACAGGTTCAAATGTATTAGCTGGTTCAGATGCAGCGTATGTCGTATTTGTAGGAGCTGCAGTTGGATCACAAACACCTTCAACAGGTAGTGTAGATCATACTTCTATATCATCAGCATTTAATGGCATGTATTTAAACTTGGCAACTGTAACATCTACAGTCACAGTAGCTGCAGCACAAAATGCTTTTTTAGCAGGACCAGTAAACTTTACTAATACCGTAACGGTAGAAGGGACATTGACAGTTATATAATGGGAACTTTATTTGTAGACAAATTAGATCCACAATCAGGAACATCATTAGAGCTTGGTAGTTCAGGTGATACAATCACGATTCCGTCAGGGGCAACCATTACAAATAATGGAACTGCTAATGGATTCGGAGATGCTGTTGTTGCAGGAACAGAAAGTTTTTTAGCTTTATTATCTTCTGATCAAAACGTAAGTGACAGTGCACATACTTTAGCGGCTTTTAACAGTGAGTCTTATGATGTTGGAAGTAATTATACAAATACTTCTAGTAATTATAAATACACAGTTCCAACAGCTGGAAAATATCGTTTTTATAGTACACTAGCTTTTGCAACACAAGGAAGTTACGGAGT